TCCTGTAAATCCTTGTGGACCAATAGCTCCTGTATTACTAGCAATTCCAGGTAATCCTTGCGGACCATTAGATCCAGTAAATCCTTGTGGTCCATTAGATCCAGTAAATCCTTGCGGTCCATTAGATCCAGTAAATCCTTGTGGTCCTTGTAATCCTGTAAAACCCTGAGGACCTTGTGATCCAGTTGATCCTTGTAGTCCTTTAGAACCAGTAAGTCCTTGTGGTCCTTTAGAACCAGTAAAGCCTTGTGGACCTTGTAATCCAGTAAATCCTTGTGGTCCTTTAGAACCAGTAAAGCCTTGTGGGCCTTTAGAACCAGTAAATCCTTGTGGGCCTTTAGAACCAGTAAATCCTTGTGGTCCATTAGAACCAGTAAATCCTTGTGGACCTTTTGATCCAGTAAAACCTTGTGGACCTTTCATTCCTGTAAAGCCTTGAGGTCCTTTTGAACCAGTAAAGCCTTGTGGTCCTTTTGATCCTGTTGAACCTTGTGTTCCGGTTGCTCCTGTGTTACTTACAGTTCCAGCTAAACCTTGAGGACCTCTAAATCCAGAAAATCCTTGTGGGCCAGTTGCTCCTGTATTACTAGCAATTCCAGCCAAACCTTGTGGTCCCTTCGATCCAGTAAAGCCTTGTGGCCCTTTTTGACCTGTAGGTCCAGTAACTCCACCTGTAAATCCTTTCCAATTAATATTACCAGAAACATCTAAATCTCCAGGAATCCAAACATGCTCACCGCTTGTACCTAAAACTATTTGATGTGATTCAGTTATGTATGCATTTGCACCAATTGCAGTTGAATATTGAAATTGTGTAGTTGTATTACTACTTTGAGGTCCAGAATTATAACCTAAATATGTATTATTTGATCCTAAATAATCATTTATACCACTATATAAACCTACAGCTGTATTTTTTCCATTCGTCCCTTTATTAAATTGCAAACTGTTTGATCCAACTGCTGTATTTTGAGAACTAGTACTATGTTGTAAACTAGCTGCACCAACTGCTACATTACCTTCACCATTTGAATTATATTGTAAAGCAACTGTACCTATAGCAGTATTTGCGGTACCATTCGCGCCAGTATTTCCCATTAAAGAACCTGGTCCTACAGCAGTGTTATTACTTCCACTTGTAAAATATAACATAGAATTGGTTCCTATAGCTACATTATTTATTCCAGTTGTAGTATAAGCCAATGCATAAGCACCTAAACCAGTATTATTGCTCTCAGTATTTCCCTGAATCAAATTTTCTAAAACTGATGCACCAATTGCTGTATTGTTACCTATACTTACATTTAATGAATTATTCAATGAATAAATACCTAAATTTGTATTAGAACCAGTATTACCACGTGACATTTTATATAATTAATTAATATAAAATAAAATTAAAAAATTATATTTAATAAATATAATAAATATAATAAATATAATAATACATTTTTATAAAATTTTACTAAATTATAATAATAAAACAAATATTTAATTTAACTCAAGGATTAAATTAAATAATATTAAACTTTTTCATAAGACTATAAATTTTATTTATATTTTCATATAAATTTATAATTTAATTTTTCTTATTATTTTATGAAAATATAATATGATCATTAAATGTCTAAAGGTGTAATACGTTAAATATTAACAAACTTATGAAGACGGCAAGCTAGACAAACAGAGACGAATACTACCAAGACTAGCCACGTCATATTTCACGACGAGAGGCAAATCATTCTCCAAATAAATTTCTATTTGAGGACACAAATTCGTACATTTAATAAAATACCCCAAATTTTTTAGTGAAAACTCACCTTGTATTACCTTTGTTGAATCCTGTTTCATTTTAAATTCCATACCCCCATCTGACTCAGCACGATGAATTTCAGCCGAAGCAAATTGTCCACAACATTTGAAAATAAGTTCGTTTCCAACTGATTTTATTTCTAATTTTTCTGAAATACAAGACAAATCGCGAATAATTTTCTGAAAATCGCATGAAGGTAAATTAATAATTGATGAAAATTTCACATCAGGATAAGATAGTTCTTCCTGCTCTGGTTCAATCAATTTCAACTTTTGAGTTTTACATTGTTTAATATTTCCATTTTCGAATTTTAAAGCTAAATGAGATACAATACCATCAACATAATCGCAATTTTCAATATACATTGTGAGTGTATCATCATTGTCGATTGAATTAATCAATTTAAATAAGTGAAACATATTTACACCAATAATAATTTTCTCTTTTTTACATTCATAAAACTCAAAATTTGGCGCAGCTAAATAAAGATGAGCTAATATGGTATGCGATTTATCCATATTAATAATTCTTATACCATCTGGTTGAAATGAAATATTTGTTTCCAATAAAATATCTTTTAAAGCAGTCATTAAAGTACGAAATGGGTTGATTTGAACTGTTTTAATTGTTAACACATTATTACTATTTATTTCATATGCGTTTTTTATTTGGTTTTCTATAAAATTGGACATTATAAATGTTTTTTGTTTTAATCTTTAAATACTTATGGATTAAAAATATTTATTCAATTATTTAGAAATAGAATAAAGTCAGAATTAAAATATAAAAATAGAATTAAAAATTATATATTTACTTTAGGTACTTTTCTTGTTCCATAACCGTATTTTTTTCTAGCCGATTTAGCAAATCGAAGTGCCTTACTATTTTTGTTACAACCTTTTTCTAAAATGTTATAATCCACCGCCGCGGCTTTTCCGCCGGTAATTGCACTTGCTAATCGTGCAATTCCCCATGAATGAGCAGTTTGATTTGGTCTTGAACCAGATGAATAATATGCACCTTCACCTTTTCTAATAATTTGTGCTAATGCTGACTTGGAACATTTAGTTGCTTTTGCTAATTTATTTTTATCATTCATATTTTTTATATTATAAACCTTTTCTGCCTTCAATATATGTGTAGATTTTTTTGAATTAAAAGAATTTATTTTTTTTCTTGTATAATAAAAACCCTTTTTATACATTCTTCTAGATTTTAGAAGCATATTTGATTGTTTATTTCGATCTTTTTTAGTTAGTCTTTTTGGTAAATATCTTAAATTTATTTTCATTATATATATTTTTATATAATTAAAAAATAAAATATTTAAAATAAAGTTAAAATTATATTTATTATTTATTTTTAAATAATAAATGAAAGTGGCTCTAATTACAGGAATAACTGGCCAGGATGGTTCTTATTTAGCTGAATTACTTTTAGATAAAGAATATAAAGTATGGGGAATTATTCGAAGATCTTCAAGCATAAATACTGAACGCATTGATCATTTATATTATAATAAAAATTTAATTATTAAATATGGAGATATGACTGACGGTTCCAACTTTCTACATTTATTATATGAAATAAAAGAAACTTATTCTGAAAATTTAGAACGTTTAGAAATTTATAATTTAGCAGCAATGAGTCATGTAAAAGTTTCTTTTGAAATGCCGGAATATACAGCAGAAGCAGACGGTGTAGGTGTATTAAAATTACTAGAGGCAATACGAAGTTCAGGAATACAGCATAAAACACGTTTTTATCAAGCATCTACGTCAGAATTGTTTGGCTTAGTGCAAGAAGTTCCACAAAAAGAAACGACACCATTTTATCCGCGTTCACCTTATGGTGTTGCTAAACTATATGCTTTTTGGATAACAAAAAATTACAGAGAATCATATAATATCTTTGCTTGTAATGGTATATTATTTAATCATGAAAGTCCAAGACGTGGTCCAACATTTGTTACACGAAAAATAACAAAAGGAATTAAAATGATTTTATCAGGTGAGAGAGAAAATCTAATAATGGGAAATATAAATGCGAAACGTGATTGGGGACATGCTAAAGACTATGTAGAAGGAATGTGGAGAATGTTACAAGTCGATAAACCACAAGATTATGTCTTGAGCACAAATGAATTTCATTCAGTTCGTGAATTTATAGAAAAAGCGTTTGCTTTAAAAGGATTTAATATAAAATGGAAAGGTGAAGGATTGAATGAAATAGGTTATGATGAAAATACAGGAAAGGAACTTATTTTTATAAATGAACGTTATTATCGTCCAGCAGAAGTAGAAGAATTATTAGGTGATTCAACTAAAGCAAGAACTGAATTGAAGTGGAATCCTATTTACAATTTTGAAGAATTAGTCAAAGAAATGGTAGAACACGATTGTGTATAATATATATTTCTATAATTTATAAATATATATTATTCGTAATTATATATATAAAGATTTTTGTTTATAATATTATAAATGGAGAATACACAATTAATAATAGATACTAAAAAATATCCATACGTCGTTTTTTTTCGTTCAGATAAATACTCAAAAATAGATAAATTCTTAAATTTGAATAAGGATAAATTAAATTGTTCTGTATTTATTATCAATGACCCACAAGGTTTAAATCTTTTATTTAATCCTAATTATCAAATATTAGTTACATATGGAGAAGAAGAAAATTACTATATTCCATTGGTAAATTCAGTCATTGCTGATAGGATGCGTTCTAGATGGATTCATTTAAAAAAAATTGAATCATTTGATCAGTTTAATAATTCAGTTAATTTTTGTTTTATACATAACTGTTTATTGCCACGTATTATTGTTCGGCCTGTTTTTTCACTCTTTACAACCAGTTACAATTCATACGAAAAAATAGTTCGTTGTTATAATAGTTTAAAAACGCAAAAATTATTAGATTGGGAATGGGTAATATTAGATGATTCGCCAGATGATAAACATTTTGTTTTTCTAAAAGAGTTACTTGATAACGATAATCGTGTGCGTCTGTATAAAAGATCTAAAAATAGTGGAAATATAGGAAATGTTAAAAATGAGGCAGTATCTTTGTGTCGCGGAAAATACGTTTTAGAATTAGATCATGATGATGAATTAGTAAATACAACTTTAAGCGATAGTGCAAAATGTTTTGATGAAAATGAAGATGTCGGATTTATTTATATGGATTTTATTAATATTTATGAAAATGGAGATAATTTTACTTATGGTGATTTTGCCTCTTTTGGATATGCTAGTTATTATATGCAAAAATATAATAATAGATGGGTATATGTTTACAATACACCAAACATTAATAATATAACATTATCCAATTTAACACCTTGTCCAAATCATCCAAGAATTTGGAGAAAAAGTTTCTTATTAGAATGTGGTAATTACAGTGAATTTTTACCTATTTGTGATGATTACGAAATATTAATAAGAACTGTTCTAAATACCAAAGTAGTTAGAATACCAAAATTAGGATACATACAATATATGAATCAGTCTGATAATAATTTTTCACTTATAAGAAATGGCGAAATAAATAGAATTGGTCCTCAATATATTAGTAATATGTATTATAATGAATTTAATATTAAAGATAAAATGCGGGTATTAAATTCCTTTGAAGATGAAAAATATTTAAGTAATCATTCACCAATATGGAAAAGAGATAAAAATGAATATAAACATAAATATTGTAATATAATTAAAAATTATGACTTTGATAGACAATATTGTATTATCGGTATTGATAGTTTAATAAAAAACATTGATATTATTTACGATTTATGTAAAGATCCAAGAAATGATTTTATTGTATTGGATAATAAATGTTCAATTAGTTATTTGTGTTGGAAATTGGATTATTATAATTTAAGTAATTTTAAGTGTTATTGTTTACGAGATGTTACTGATGAAGAATTAATAGATTATTTTATGATAACTTATAAATCAACCGAAGAATTTTTTATTTTTAATGATAATGTTAAAAAATTAAAATATAATACAAATTTTAGTGAACGTTTTGAAGTAATTAATGCTTTAACAAAACCAAATGAAATTTATTTGGAAATTGGTGTTGAAACAGGATTTACATATTCACGTGTTCATTTTGAAAATAAGACAGGTGTAGATCCTGATCCTAAATTCGAACATCATACATTGGTTTTAAAAACATCAGATGATTATTTTGAAAATAATGATTCAAAGAAAGATGTTATTTTTATTGACGGTATGCATCAAGTTGAAAATGTCGTTAAAGATTTAAATAATAGTATTCAGATTTTAAACAGATCTGGAAAAATTTTTGTAGATGATATTTTACCACTTACATATGATGAACAATGTAAAATACCTAAAAGACATTATTATGAAAATGGAATTCTGAAATATGGTGAATCATGGACGGGTGATGTTTGGAAAGTAATTTATTATTTATTATTGAATTATAGAGATAATATAAGTTTTTGTTATTATTATCATGAAAATTATAGAGGTGTTGGATGTATTTTAATAAAAAATTTTTTTCAAATTTCAGAACAAGATATTCCAAAAATAAACCAATATGATTATTTTAATGATTTCAATAATTATCTAAGTTTATTATAATTTTTTATCATAATATATTGTAATTTTTACATGTTGTTTACATTTGTATTATTGTTTTGATTTTTCATTTGATTATATTGATTATATTTATTTAGACCTTGATTATATATTTCCATACCTTTATTATAAACTTTTGATTGTACACCAGTAATTTCACCTCTTACAACATTTTGTTTTATAATACCACGTCCATCATTATCACCATTTGCAGGTACTGTTATAATATCATAATCTCGTGCATTGTAACCATTTGAAAATTGATAATTTACTTTATTATGAATTAATAATGCATTTAGTTTTGAACTCATCGCACCTAAAATAGCAGGCATATTATAAGCTTTTGCACTTCGCATAATAGATGTTGTTATTCCAGAAGTAGTACTTCCATATTTTTTGGGTTGTTGTTGTTGGTTTTGATATTGTTGTTGATTTGGATTCTGATTTGTATATTGCTGACTTGCTTTTGTAAAAGAATCAAAAAAACCACCAGCTTTTTTTATTGTTTTTGTTCTCTTATTTTGTTTTTCTCTTTTTATAGATTTTCTAGATTGATTTGATTTTCTAGATTGATTTGATTTTATTATTTTTTGTGTTTTTGTTTTCATTAATTATATATATAATGCAAACAAAATATAATTATAATTTATTTCATTGTTTAATTTCCTTGACCAGCAATAAATTGTACTTGAACACCACTTGTTCCAACACCTTTACCATCATAATGAGATGGGCTTAAAGGTAAATTGACCATACCGCCTTTTCTGTTACGTCTTGATCCACCTTTTCTTCCAACAATACTAGGTGATGCTACAGATGTGTTAGTTGTTCCCGCAGAATAATTATTTGCAACAGCAGCTCTTGCTACATTACCACCTCTCATTTTTCTACTTTTTCCGCTTAACTTAACAAATCCAAATTTACCTTTTTTTGTTCCATATCCGGCTTTCACTAAACGCATCTCTTTCTTGGCGGTAGAATGTTTGGCTCTTGAAACAATACGTCCTGCCTTATTTTGCATTAAATGTTGCTTTGTTAACCCACCACTTGTTTTATGAGCAGTACCGTGCCATACTTGTGCACGAGTTCCAATTAACATTTCATAAGTATGTCCTTTCACAACATATTTACCATTGGATGTTTTAGTAAAACGAGTCATTATAAATTTAAAGGAGAAAATATTATTTTTCTAAATTGAATGATTATTTTTATTCAAAATTTATTTCTAATAGGTGTTCCACTACCTCCTGGTTGTCCTTCAAAACGACCTAAATAATTTGTAATTAATGGTTTATTCAAATAAAAATTACCAAATTGTATTCTTCCACCGATTCCTAAACTAGATGTAATTATTTGAGTAATTCTCTCATTATAAGGTAAAACAACATCTGATGTTTGTGATGCAAACAAATATTTTTGAGGTTGTTCACATTTACAAAATGCACCATTCACGTATGGATTATAATATATAATTTGGGGGTTACGCAATACTGGTTGTTTTTTTTTATAAAATCGATAAAACTCATTATTTATGTTTAAATCCATATTTTCATTCATTGTTATTATATGATATTATGTTATCATATTATTTATTTTGAATTAATTTTGAATCTTTTTTTATATTTTTAATTTTTTATTTTTTATTTCTTATTTTTTCAAATTATAATATTTTATAAAAAATTGAAACAATTTAAATAGGTTCTAAATAAACTACATAATATACAATGGCTTCTCCTTCTAAAGAAAATCAAACCCTCTCACATAAATATCAGCAAAAAACTGATAAACAACACATTTTAGATAATCCTGATACTTATATCGGTTCCATTGAAAATGTAGATGCCGACATGTGGATTCTAAATGAAGCAGGAACAAATATAATTGAAAAAAATATAAAATACATTCCGGGTTTATTCAAGTTATTTGATGAAGGTATTGTTAATTGTCGTGATCATGTAATTCGCATGCAACAAGCCGTCGCAAATAATGTCGCAAATTCCATTCCAGTATCTTATATTGATATTTCCATTCAAGAGGACGGTACGATTACAATGATAAATGACGGCAATGGTATTGATGTTGCAGAGCATCCTGAATACAAAATTTGGATCCCTGAATTGATTTTCGGACATTTGCGTACTTCTACCAATTACGATAAAACCGAAAAAAAAATCGTAGGTGGTAAAAACGGTTTCGGTTTTAAGTTGGTTTTAATTTGGTCTACTTATGGTTCTATTGAAACAGTAGATCATGTTCGGGGACTAAAATATGTTCAAGAATTTAAAAACAATCTTGATATAATCGAAAAACCGAAAATTACAAAATGCAGTAAAACAAAACCATATACCAAAATCATTTTCAAACCGGATTATACGCGTCTAGGAATTCCTTCTTTGAATTCAGACTTAATTTCCTTGTTGAAAAAACGCATTTATGATGTTGCTGCTGTAACCGATAAGAATTTAAAGGTAAAATACAATTCCCAACTTATACCAATCAAAAATTTCCAACAATACATTGATTTATACATTGGCGATAAATCGACCGCACCACGTGTCTATGAAGAAGCAGGAGAACGTTGGGAATACGCTGTTGCACTTACACCTAGCAATGAATTCATACAAGTCTCTTTTGTAAATGGTATTCATACAGGTAAAGGTGGAAAGCATGTTGAATATATATTAAATCAAATCACCAGAAAATTAGAGGAATTTATTGAGAAAAAGAAAAAAGTAAAAGTTAATCCAAACAGCATCAAAGAACAATTGATTTTATTCTTGCGTTGTGATATTGAAAATCCTGCATTTGATAGTCAAACGAAGGATTTTATGAATACTCCTAGTTCAAAATTCGGTTCTAAATGTGAAGTCAGTGATAAATTCATTGAAAAAGTTGCGAAAATGGGCGTCATGGATGCCGCTTTACAATTAACCGAAGTAAAAGAAAACAAAGCCGCTAAGAAAACAGACGGCGTCAAAAGCAAGAACATTCGTGGTATTCCGAAACTTACAGATGCTAACTGGGCAGGAACCGAAAAATCGAAAGATTGTGTAATCATCTTTTGCGAAGGAGATTCAGCCAAGGCAGGTATTATTTCAGGTTTAAGTTCTGAAGACCGTAATACTATTGGTGTTTACCCAATGAAGGGTAAAATATTGAATGTTCGTGGAGAAAGTGTAAAAAAAATAACTGAAAATAAAGAAATCGCAGAAATAAAAAAAATACTCGGTTTAGAAACCGGTAAAGAATATAAGACAATACATGATATTGGGAAACATCTTCGTTATGGTAAAGTTCTATTTATGACAGATCAAGATTTGGATGGAAGCCATATTAAGGGCTTAGGTATTAACTTATTCCATTCTGAATGGCCAAGCTTATACGAAATACCAGGATTCATTGGATTTATGAACACACCTATCTTGAAGGCCAGAAAAGGAAACCAAGAATTGATGTTTTATAATGAAGGTGAATATGAATCCTGGAAAAACGAGAATGATGTAAAAGGCTGGAAAATCAAATATTATAAAGGTTTGGGAACCAGTACCGGAAAAGAATTTCGTGAATATTTTGAACAGAAAAAAATGGTTGGTTTCAAACATTTCGGAAAAACAAGTGATGACTCAATCGATATGGTCTTTAATAAAAAACGTGCTGATGACCGTAAAACATGGCTTGAAAATGATTACAATCGTGAATCTTATTTGGATACAAGTAAAACAATGGTTCCTTACGAAGAATTTATCAATAAAGAATTTATTCATTTTTCCAAGTATGATTGTGATCGTAGTATCCCTAATTTAATGGATGGTTTGAAAATCAGTTTGCGCAAAATTCTTTATGCAGCCTTTAAGAAAAACCTGACTTCTGAAATAAAAGTAGCACAATTTAGTGGTTATGTTTCAGAGCAATCTTGTTATCATCACGGTGAAGCCAGCTTAAATCAAGCGATTAAAGGAATGGCGCAAAATTTCGTTGGTTCCAATAATATCAACTTACTCGTACCTTCCGGACAATTCGGTACTAGACTACAAGGAGGTGACGATAGTGCTTCAGAGAGATATATATTTACTTATTTAAATAGCCTAACACGCAGTATTTTTGTAAAAGCTGATGATCAAATCCTGAAATATTTAGACGATGATGGAACCCCGGTTGAACCCATATTTTACGCACCTATTATTCCTATGGTCCTAGTAAATGGTTCGAAAGGGATTGGAACAGGGTTCAGTACAGATATTATGTGTTATAACCCTTTGGATATCATTGCTTATTTAAAGACGAAACTTCTTACTGGAGTGAATTTAACAGATCCGCCGATGAATATTACAGAATTTATTCCCTATTATGAAGGTTTTACTGGAACCATTGAGAAAATTTTGAATCCAGAAGGTAAAACAGAAGGAAGATTTCTATTTAAAGGCAAATGGTCTAAAGTCGATGCAGACAAAATCAGAGTCACTGAATTACCAGTTGGATTTTGGACGGATGATTTTAAGGAACATTTAGAAAAGCTTTTAGACCCTGGATCAGATAAAGAAGGGAAAAAGATTGTAAGCATTGTAAAAGATTATGAAGATTTAAGTAAAGATACGACAATTGATTTTACAATCCATTTCCAGAAGGGAAAAGTAGATGAATTAATTACTACGACATGTGATTATGGATGTAATGGTCTCGAAAAATTGCTGAAATTATATACAACAAATTCAAGCTCAAATATGCATTTATTCAACGCGGAAGATAAGTTGAGAAAATACGATAAAGTAGAAGATATTATTGATGATTATTTCGAAACGCGTCTTCAAATGTATCAAACAAGAAAAGATGCGATGATTCAAGTTCTAGAAAAAGAGTTGGTTTTCTTATCAAATAAAGTAAGATTTATTGAAGAGAATTTGAATGGAACCATGGATTTGCGAAAGAAAAAAAAAGAACAAGTTATTGAATTGTTGTTGAGTAAAAAATACAATATAATAGATGGCGATGCAGAGTTTAAATATTTAACAAAAATGCCGATGGATAGTGTTACAGAAGAAAATGTAGAAAAATTAATGAAAGAACATGAACAAACAAAAACCGAATTAGATATTATTATTAATACAACAATTCACAAAATGTGGACTACCGAATTGGATAAATTGAGAGAAGAATATTTGGTTTATAAAGAGGAACGCGTGCGTAGTATTTCAGAATCTGGTGGTGAAAAAAAGAAAAAAATTGTTAGCAAAGGTTCAAAAATTTCGAAAAAAACAAATTTATTAATAGAAAATTAAGATAAATAATTTTATGTGTTTCTTATTTATTATTTATAAATCAATATAATTTAAAACAATTTAAATACTTTTTAGTATTTTTAAATTACTTAAAATGAATTCTTATTTATTTTTAATGGTTTTATCATTTGTAAATACAAATGCATTTTACAATATTTATAAATTTAATCTAAACTTTTTTTTTTACAACCGAAAAAACAATTTTTTACGAAATGATCAAGAAATTGGAAATAAATCTGGGGAAGAAAAAGACAAACAAATTGATACTAATTCTATCAATAAGATCATTCGATTGGGAAGAAGCAAAGATCAAGATGGTAAATCCAATATATGGTCAGTAGAACCCAGAATGGATATTATCGAACAAAAACCAGGTGATATTTCAGATGTAAATAAAAATATTCTTGTAGGTGGATTGGTATCTACAGGAATATTTGCTTCATTGCCGTTTTTATATTTTTTGAATTCCATGTTTCCTGACCCAAATAATTATTAAATAACTGGTTTAATATCAATATCAATCGCTTCATCTACATGACGAGGTAATATCCCAATATCATTTACACATGCATCATGTTTCTTATCTTGAAAATGTATTTTCCATTTACCATCACATTCAAAAAATACACTATAATAAATACTACTTGAATCTAAATCAAATGTTCGTGATGAATTATCTAACAAAGGTGACTGTTGGCTTTTATATTCACCTGTATGTGTGAAAGATAATTGTCCTAATTTATCTAACCCTAAAGATCCTAATTGCATAATAGGCGTTGGTGATATAATGATCCATGCTTTTTTACCAGAGACATTTGTAATTTTTACTTCTTGTTTCATTCCTGTTCTTCTTAACATTTTATTATCGGTTACAGATGAACGCGTGCTTGTAACATCAAAATTAAATACTTTTGGAAGCATCTTTTATATTATATTAGAAATATTTCTAATATAATAAAAAAATAATATTTATTCAAATTTCCACCTTTTCTAAAATTGGATTATGGTTTTTGCTCCATTTTTATAAATTTGGATTATGGTTTTTGCTACATTTTTTATAAAATTGGATTAGAACCATGTTTTAAATTCTAATTCACGATCTGTATTATTTGCCATTACTGGATGGGCGATTGGAACTACTAAAGTACTTACATCATCCATATATTTCATATAACCTTGAGCCTCACCATAAACTTGCTGAATGCAATAATTAAGAACCATTTGATTCAATGATTTTACTTGTTCAGGAATATTATTGTTTTGATTGGATGCATATTGTAAAAAAACACTTCTCATAACAATTTTTAGTGCATCACAATCTTGTGGACCAATAACATATTGCCCATTTGAACGTTGATATACGCCCGCACGAATACCGTTTTGCAAAATTTGAATATTTTCGAAAGAAAAAAAAGCTTTTGATAAATATGTTTCATCCCATAAACCTTCAGTTGGATTCCTAAATGTGCTGCATTGATTTGCTGGTATTTTATCATACATAGTAAATAATTTTGAAGTGTTTGGACTTTTAATATTTACTCTTCCATTATAAGTATTCATTTATAATACTCAAACATAAAAAAATTATATATTTATTTTATATACAAATGGGAAGTTTTGAAAAAATTGTTTTAATAACCGCAGTTGTTATTTTAATTATATCATTATTAGTCATTGGTGCAGTTTTACAAGGAACACCAAAAAATAATTGGCCACCAAATGTATCTGCTTGTCCTGACTGGTGGGTTGTAGATGGTTCAGGAAATCGTCAAAAATGTATCAATGTAAAAGATTTAGGCGTTTGCAAACCACAAGGGAATCAACAACATCAAGTAATGGATTTTAGTACGTCCGCATTTACAGGCTCAAATGGTTTATGTAATAAATATACTTGGGCAAATAATTGCAAAGTAACATGGGATGGTATTACATATGGTGTAAGTAATCCATGTAGCACAAGTGGTTAAAAAAAAACTTAAATATTTTACTATTATAAGTATAAATATTTATTAAAATGGCTCAATCAAAAAAAGAATATTATGAGGTTGATATATTAAATAAAATTGTTATATTACCAGATGATATTATTGATATTATTTATTCTTATATTTCATATAAAGTAAAAATATTTTTAAATAAGAATTTGTATGTTCAGAATCATTATGTTTTGCAAAAATATATTATTAAAGGAAGTATGGAAAATTATATTCGTGATGTATTAAGAAGAGATAATGAATTTGTATTTACGCAAATTTTAAATGAAAATTATTCTAAATGGATTTTCAATTTAAAAAAATACAATTATAAAAATACTATTTATAACAATTATTTAAGTTTTGTGACTGATTTTTGCCTAATGAATGGTTCAACAAAATGTCGAAATATTATAAATGATTTTTTGCAAAAACACGAATTGTGTAAAAATCAGCATAAAAAGAATCCCGTTAGAAATATAAGATGGAGAAATTAGATTTAAATGAAATATTAAATCGAAAAGAACAAGAAAAATATATTAAAGATATACTAAATAACTTTGAAGAAAATAAAAATAATTTACTTTTCAAAAAAGGTTTTTATGTTTATGGTGATCCTGGTTGTGGTAAAACTTCATTTGTTACTAATATTTTAAAAGAATTAGATTATGATATTATTCATTATGATGCTGGAGATATAAGAAATAAATCCATCATTGATAACATTACAAAACATAATATGTCAGATAAAAATGTAATGAGTTTGTTATTAAAAAAAGTAAAAAAAATCGCTATTATCATGGATGAAATAGATGGTATGAATAATGGTGATAAAGGTGGTATTAATACATTAATTAAATTAATACGTCCAAAAAAAACCAAAAAACAAAAGTTAGAAGACGTCACAATGTGTCCGATAATTTGTATTGGTAATTATCATGTTGATAAAAAGATCAAAGAACTTATGAAAGTATGTAATAGTGTAGAATTAAAAACACCAATACAATCCCAAATAAATTATATTATACAAAAATTAATGATTAATATTCCAATAGAGACTGAAAAAAAAATTATTGATTTTGTTCAAGGAGATTTAAGAAAAATAATTGATCTTTTAAAAATTTATGATTTTGATAAGGATTTGTTCATTCAATACATAAATATGAATATTTTTCAAATTAAATCATATAATGATGACACAAAAAAAATAACAAATAAATTAATAAATCAATGTTATCAATTTGAAGAACATAATAATATTATGAATGAAACAGATCGAACTATTGTTGGTTTATTATGGCATGAAAATATAATTGATATTTTAGATAAAAATGATAAAAATATATCAGTGCCTCTTTATTTAAAACAATTGGATAATATGTGTTTTGCTGACTATATGGATCGTGTAACTTTTCAGAAACAAATATGGAAATTAAATGAAATGACGTCTTTAATAAAAACATTGAAAAATAATAAATTGTATCACTCTTATTTTAAAAACAAACAAAATTATAATTCAAGTGAAATACGATTTACCAAGGTTCTAACAAAATATTCGACGGAATATAACAATTATATTTTTATACAAAATTTATGTCAACAATTGGGAATGGATAAAAAAGATTTATTTTCTTTCTTTATTCATCTCAAAAATAAATATGATGATCAAGAAATCAATACATTATTTGAGAATTATGAAATAAATAAATTAGATATCAACCGTATTTATCGTTATTTAGATAAATATACAAAAGAAAATATTAAAACATATGACGATGAAACAATAGAAGAAATTGAAGAAATTGAAGAGGATGATGATTTCAATTCTGAAAATTAGTATAATAATTACAATTTGTTTCTAGTTTTATAAAAAACTATCAAAATCACATTTTAATTTTCCTGAAAAAATATTTGGTTTATATTCGTATTTACATATTGTTTGATTAAATAAATAATCTGAATTTTTAATGTAACATAATTTAGAAAGGATAGAAATATTTTTCTTTTCTAAATAATCAATTAAATCTTTTTTTATAATATTTGTAAATATTTCTTCATTTTTTTCGTATGATTCTGAAATATTCATGTCATCACATCCTTCATTTAAAAATAAATAATTTGTATTTATTACTTTTTCAAAACCTATATTTATATTTTTATTTGTATTTAATAAATTCATAATTAATTTCATTTTGATTAAATAAAATAATATAATAATCATTTATATTATTTTACATTTTATATTTTACATTTTATATTTTACATTTTATATTTTACATTTTATATTTTACATTTTATATTTTACATTTTATATTTTACATTTTATATTTTATGTATTTTTCTTTTTTCCCAAGATTGTTTTATTTTTTTATTAATATTTTTATGCATATATCTCTCATAATCTTCTGGTGTTGAAAAATAAAAATTTCTTCGATCACTATTTATTTCTCCTGTAGAAATTGATATTTTAAAAAAATTATTTTCCTCCTTGGAACCAACTTTGTCTACATAATACTGTCCTGTAATTGCATCGCGAATATTTGATCCAATATCTCCTGATGAATATAATATATAGCTAGCATTTTTTATACCATTTTGTGTGATTATTTTTCTTTTTAATTTATGATAACCTTTATCGGATGATTTTATTTGAACTATCATGTTTTTAAAATCATTATTAAATAAATCATTTCCTTCACTTGGGTGAAAACGGTCTTCATATTCCATTTTTATAAAATAATGATTTTTAATCTTTAAATATTTTCTTTTTAACAAATTATATTTTTTATGTATTTTTTAATTTTAATTTGAAAATTGCGATTTTTTTAAATCGATCAAATCTTGAATCAATTTACTAATTTTATTTTCCAAATATTCATTCTTGTTTTTTAAAATTGAATTCTCCATATTGAGTTCTTGTATTATAATACTCATTTCAGACATTTTTTTTTGCATTGTTTGCACTTGTTCATTATTCATAAATAATTTTTGTTGTTGCTCCAACATTTGTTTCTCTCTTTTGATTCGTAATTCCTCTAATTGTTTCATTACATCTGGTTTATTTTCTGGTTTACCAGGCTGATAAATATCCAATAAATGATCAATATCCTTCATAAAAAATTGTTTTATATCATTTTCTTTTACAAAATTATCTACACTCACATTGGTAAATTTCACATATTGATTTTCACCATCTTTTATCAAACTTTTTTTATCAAATGAATTGTGTACATGAGAGAATACCAAAATTGTTTTCATTGTATCCAATTGTACAAATGGTATTGTATAATCTTTCAAGAAAGACCTCTCTTCTGCTACACAAGCATCTTCTTGATATCTTGTTTGTTTTAATAATTCTTTTCTAAAAGCAAAAGTTGCCGCAGTTGCATGATTTGGACCATAGGGCCCAAATTGAACCATCTTGTTAATATGCTTAAAATAAATATGCATTATACTTGATCCAGCACATAACGCTTGTTTATTGTTTTGTAAAACTTCTACTGCATGACTAATGCGTTCTGGTGGGTAATAATCATCATCATCCATATATACTATAATGTCTCCTTTGCATTTTTCATGTGCTAAATTACGTTTTTTCCCAAGCGTCATTTTTGTATCATATTTAAAATATTTGATTTGAGGAATATGTGTTACCATATCTTCGATTTTATCTGTACCATCATCAATAATAATCCATTCAATACGATCTTTTGGATAAGTTTGGATTTCAAAACATCTCAACATAAATGGTATAAATGGGCGTCTGTTAAAAGTAGGTGTACATATACTTACAAATGGTAGAGGTTTTGAATTATTTTTTTTTTTACCCATGATAAAATGATATATATAAATAAATAATAAAAGTTATTTAATATTTATTTTTAAGTTATTAATTATTTTTTCGAATTTTTCGAATATTTTTGTGTTGAATCTATTTTTATTTGAGTTATTTTTTATAGTTATTTAATTTTCCACCAATTTGTTTTATTTGTTTCAATAATTCACCACCATCTTGTTGTGGAAAAAATAAACTACCTAAAAAACTTTGTTTTCTTGTTTTTTGAATTGTGCAAGTTTTTTGGGCTTGTTTATTCGAAACTAATACGGATAAATTTAAAGGAATTTCTGGAACAAAAATATTTGAAGGTATGATTCTGAAATACATACACAAAGTCGCGAGTAAACAAATCAAACCACCTACGCTTCCTAATTGTGAAAATGCGCTGATTATTATTAAAAATGATAAAATAGTCATAAAAGTAACCTTGTGATATTTAAATACTTTTTTGATAATTCCCCACACTCCTACCTCTTTTTCTTCCATTACACCCGTAAAATTTCCTATTGAAAAAAGTACCCACATTATAGAAAAAATTGCGATTAAAGGAAATACTGCTATACCTACAATAAAAAATAAAATAAAGAATATAAATACTAATACAATACCAATAAAATAACCAAATGGATTTAAAATATTGATATTTTCCCATTTCGGTTTTTTCCCTTCATCTGTATTGTTTACATTTGTTTTAAAAAACCAAGACATTTTTTCAAACCATAAAAACATCAAATAAATATGATTGATTATCAACATTATAGAAAATACAATCGGCAAAAATAAAGGACCGAAAATAAGAATTAGGCTTTCACTTAAAAAATTATTAATAAATGCGAATAATATATTCATGGTAGAGTAATTGAAACATAACAAGCTTTCAAAAATACTTATAAAATAATTTATTAAGAAAAAGGAATCAGGTGATTCTTTCAATCCTCTAAATAGATCAATTAACATATTTTTATTATTTTTTTCATATGGAAATTTTATTTTTTGCGACATTTGTTCGTTTGATTTTGGTGGTTTTGCGATAAATATGTTCGAATTTATATGTGCTATATTCGCATCTTGGTCTGAATAAGGTTTACAATGTATATTTGTTGGTAAGATATTTGATTGTGCGAGTTTACATGCAAACAATATATATCCACCTGAAAAAAATAACAAACAAACCAATATAACTAAGAATAGAACCAATTTTAAAAACCCTCCTGTATTATTAATTATTGAATCCATACTATTATTTTTTGCATCTTTTTTAGACATTGTTATATTAAAATAATATAATAATATTATATGAATAAAAAAAATACCATTATCATTCTTCTTGCCTTAATTAGTTTATTTTTATTAATTGTTATTATAAATTGGACTGATTATTTAGTAAATAATGGTTATATTGTCGAAAATTTTGATCAAATGACCCAATCAAATCAGGATCGAGGAAAATCTGATACAAGTCACACTGTTAGTCTACCTATTAATACTACTTCAAGTTGTAGTAATTTTTGTGGTCCAAATGCTCGTTGTTCTATTACTGGTCAACAATGCACATCGGATATTGATTGTCCTGGTTGTCAGCCGAATGTCCCTTTTGTTCCTCCTACAAATAATTGTGTTCCGGGTCAAAATGATGCTGGAAAATTAACCGTTGGCGTAACACCTACTTATTCTAGTTTGACGACAGATATTGGAACAAAAGCTCTTTTATTTCCAAATAAGAAATTTAGTAAACCTGTAAAGACGAACTTCGGTGTTGATACCTGGACTTCCAAATTTGATGAAGGAAATCAATTATTTAAAAAAAGATATCAATGTAATAATTATCCTTATTTATCTCAATATGATATGCGATTTTCAGGTACTGGAATATTTAAGCAAGATGGACCTTTAGCATCAAATGATTATTTTAGTGATAAAGGATAATAATATTACTTTGAAAATTACAAGATTAAGACACGAACCTGAAAAACGATTTGGAAAGCCTGTAAATATCAATCAAAAGATAAAAGAATTTTATGAAACAGTAAAACAATACAAATTAGAAGATATTATTTGTATTGACGAGACAAGCGTAAAATCATTACAAAAACGTAATCATTGTTATAGTGAAATGGGAAAGCGTTGTGTAATCAAAACCCAATCTCAAGAAGTTTTCAAGAAATATACAGGTGTCTTTGCGATTTCTACCAAAGGTGTATTAGGTTGGGACTTATATGAAAAAGGTGGAATTAACACAGATAGATTAGTGGATTTGTTAGAGACGCATATAACGAATAAATACAAAAAATAAACTAATTATTTTAGATAACGCAAGTAGCCATAGAAACGAAAAAATCAAAGAATTAATAGGGAAAAATAATACCATTCTTTATGCCGTTCCTTATCAACATTTTACCAATAGTATTGAAAATTATTTTAGTATGCTGAAATCAAGATTACAAAAAGAAGAAGGATTAACATATGAAAAATTAAAGGAAAATATCTCTAATGTGATAAGAGGAATACCAAAAGAAAAGTATAAAAATATATTTAGGGGTGTTTATAACAGAAAAGCCACTTATGTAAAAAATAAAACAAGAAAAAGAACACCGAAAAAATATTTAAATTAAACTCGGCGTTTTAAATGTCTAAAGGTGTAATATTTAAAATTTCTATTTTTGATATTATGCATTTTTACATATTTGTAAATTTTAAAAACTATTATAAAATTTTTATAAATAATTATAAAGTTTAATATTTTAATTATAAAAAAATAAAATTTATCTAATATATGAGTTCAGGTATAACAGGTTATACTGGCCCACAAGGCCCACAAGGCTTAAAGGGTTCTACTGGATCTCAAGGAATAATTGGATTACGCGGTTTTAATGGTCAAAATGGTATTCAAGGTGTTCAAGGTATTCAAGGTATTCAAGGTATTAAAGGAGATCAAGGAATAAAAGGAGATCAAGGAATACAAGGATTACAAGGAATACAAGGAGATCAAGGAATACAAGGAGTACAAGGAATACAAGGAATACAAGGAATACAAGGAGTACAAGGTCCACAAGGATTTACAGGAGTAAAAGGCCCACAAGGCTTTACTGGCTCAAGAGGACCACAAGGTTTTACTGGTTCGAAAGGACCACAAGGTTTTACTGGTTCTAAAGGTCCACAAGGTTTTACAGGTTCGAAAGGACCACAAGGTTTTACTGGATCTAAAGGTCCACAAGGCTTTACTGGATTACAAGGATTAACAGGTTATACAGGTCGTACAGGATACACTGGATCAACAGGTCGTACAGGATACACTGGACCAACTGGTTTTACTGGATCTAAGGGGCCACAAGGTTTTACTGGATTAAAAGGTCCACAAGGATTTACTGGATCAAAAGGCCCACAAGGCTTTACTGGATCAAAAGGTCCACAAGGTTTTACTGGTTCGAAAGGCCCACAAGGTTTTACAGGAGTAAAAGGCCCGCAAGGCTTTACTGGATTACAAGGCCCTCAAGGCTTTACTGGATTACAAGGCCCTCAAGGCTTTACTGGATTACAAGGATCAACTGGTTTCACTGGATCGAAAGGACCACAAGGTTCAACTGGATTTATTGGACCTACCGGAACAGTTAATAATTCATATCTTGATATTTTTTCGAATTTTGGAATTAATTTAACAAATTTTAGTCAAAATTGGTATACAGTTACAAGACCACCTAATCCAAATGATTTTTACAATAATAAATTATCTAGCAAATTAGCTATTTCATCATCTGGACAATATCAAACTCTAGTTTCTAAAGGATCAAATTATATATTTAGTTCTATTGATTATGGTAATAATTGGGATAAAAGTATAACTTTTCTTGATAAAGGTGGATTATCAATATCTATATCATCATCTGGACAATATCAAACTTGTATTTTTATTGATAATAATACTAATATAAGTGTAATTTTATCTAATAATTATGGTAATACTTGGGCATCACCTAATAATCAACCAGTATTTATAAATAATACATACGCATCAATATCTATATCATCGTCTGGGAAGTATCAAACAATTTGTGAAAAATCAGGATATTTATATGTATCAAATGATTATGGTAATACATGGACTCAAACAATCCAAACCCCAAATAGTTTTTATAATGTATCAATATCTGCATCAGGTCAATATCAAACTGTTGGAACTTTATCCAATATTATTTATGTAAGTAATAATTATGGTATTACATGGAATAAAATTAATTTATCACGGAATTATTCAACAACTTGTGCTGTGGTATCTATGTCGGCGTCTGGTCAATATCAACTTTTATGTTCAAACGACATGTATATATCTTATGATTATGGTAATACATGGATATATAATATAATGCTAACGAATAATCAGCATATAATTTCATGTTCAATATCTGCGTCAGGTCAATATCAAAATATTTGCTTAATTAATAAAATTTTATATTCTATTGATTATGGAAATACGTGGTTTGGATATTACATTAGTCGTGACAATAGTTATGTATTGAATACAATATCTATATCAGCGTCAGGACAATTTCAAACAACATTTGGGTTTAAATCTAATTCTAATTTGTTATTAATGTATTCTTCTAATAGTTTGCTTGGATTTACTGGATTACAAGGTCCACAGGGATTTACTGGATTACAAGGTCCACAGGGATTTTCTGGATTACAAGGTCCACAGGGATTTTCTGGATTACAAGGATCAACTGGTTTCACTGGATCGAAAGGACCACAAGGTTTTACTGGATTAACAGGTTATACAGGTTCAAAAGGACCTCAAGGTTTTACTGGCTCAAGAGGTCCACAAGGATTTACTGGATTACAAGGATCAACTGGTTCTAAAGGGCCACAAGGATTTACTGGAATGAAAGGACCACAAGGATTTACTGGATTACAAGGATCAACTGGTTTCACTGGATCAAAAGGACCACAAGGCTTTACTGGTTCAAAAGGACCTCAAGGTTTTACTGGATCTAAGGGTCCACAAGGCTTCACTGGTTCGAAAGGACCACAAGGTTTTACCGGTTCAAAAGGTCCACAAGGTTTCACTGGATCGAAAGGACCACAAGGATTTACTGGAATGAAAGGACCACAAGGCTCTACAGGTTCAAAAGGACCTCAAGGTTTTACTGGTTCTAAAGGACCACAAGGATTTACTGGAATGAAAGGACCACAAGGCTTTACTGGTTCTAAAGGACCACAAGGATTTACTGGAATGAAAGGACCACAAGGCTTTACAGGTTCAAAAGGACCTCAAGGTTTTACTGGATCTAAGGGTCCACAAGGATT